CGACAAACTTAAGGCTATACCTTATCACTATATTAGTATTGCGGGACAGCCTTTTGAAAATATCTTAGGGCTGATGCGTAAGTGGTTATATCAACACGTAGGAATAGACGAAAACGGTAGAACTAAAGACTGTTTAATAATATATGACTATCTTAAGCTAATGGGGTCGGACGGCATTTCTAACTCCATGCAAGAATTCCAGTTACTTGGTTTTCAGATTACCCAACTCCATAATTTTTGTGTTAAGCATGACGTTCCATGTTTAAGTTTTGTGCAATTGAATAGAGATGGTATCACTAAGGAATCAACAGATGTAGTTTCTGGTTCTGATCGTTTGATTTGGCTGTGTACAAGCTTTACTATCTTTAAGATGAAATCAGATGAAGAGATAGCAGATGATCTGGAAGAAAACGGTAACAGAAAATTAGTACCCGTAGTAGCACGTCATGGGGCTGGTCTAGATGATGGTGATTATATTAATATGAATATGTTTGGAAAGTATGGTAGAATAGAAGAAGGTAAAACACGTAATGAATTGAAGAAATCCACTAAGAAAACTGATCGAGGATTTGAAACTGATGAAGATTACGAAGCCACAGATATCGCATCTGTGTAATCAATTGTTTGATAGAGTGTCCGATCTATTAGACCATTTTGAAATAGAACCCGTGCAACATCACAATAGGCTTGTTTTTCCATGTCCCATACACGGAGGAGATAATCCTGAAGGGTGTTCTATTTTTACAGATGGAGATGTCATCAAAGGAAATTGGAAATGTTGGACAAGACAGTGTGAAGAGGATTTTGCTTCTAGTTTGTTAGGTTTTGTGCGTGGTGTATTAAGTTATCGTCTTGATAAAGAAGTCAATATGATAACAGCTTTTAAATATTGTCTCAAATTTCTTGATACAAAAATTGAGAATCTAGAGACCTATAGTGAACCTCTAGAAATAAATAAAGAGTTGAAGCTGCTAGAAATTTTTGAAAAAAAACCCCAACGTTTTTCACATCCCGTCAAGCGAGAAGAGGTGCGTAGAAGAATAAATATACCCGCTAAATATTATATTAATAGAGGATATTACCCAGAAACGCTTGATTTGTTTGATGTGGGCCTTTGTTTAGAAAAAAATAGGCCAATGTCAGGAAGAATTGTTGTTCCAATCTACGATGAAGACTATAATTATGTTGGATGTGTTGGTAGATCGACATCTCCAGATATGCAACCTAAGTGGCTACATAGCAAGGGCTTCCGAAAATCCTATCTTTATGGTTTAAACTTAGCTCTTGAGCATGTTAGAAAAACTGGTACTGTAATCCTAGTGGAAGGTCAGGGAGACGTTTGGAAAATGCATGAGGCTGGTTTTCCAAATACGGTTGGTATCTTCGGAGCGAGTCTCACTGATGATCAATTGGTATTATTGGAACAAAGTGGGGCGCTTAATGTAGTGATTCTGACAGACTCTGATGAAGCAGGTGAAAAAGCAGCTGAGCAAATAGCCGAAAAGTGTGGAAGAAGATTTAATTATTATCGTCCTAAGATCTCCGAGAAGGATGTTGGAGATATGGCTATTGAAAAAATAAAAGAAGAACTTAGTGATCAAATCCAAGGAGTGTCTCTATGAATAGAATTCTTGCTTTTGCTGGTACCAAACAAGCTGGTAAAAACACTTGCTGTAATTTTTTACATGGTTACCAACTAAGGGCACACCATATTGTAGATAATTTTTCTATCACTAAAGATGGTGGATTGGCCGTAGATACAAAAGTTATAGACGCCGAAGGTAACGAGCAACAAAATCAAGGCTTTCTGGATGTTACTAGGAGTGATCTAGAATTTGCCGAATGGGCATCTTATAATATGTGGCCTTTTGTAAAACATTATGCATTTGCTACCGCTCTCAAAGAAATGTCTATAGCTTTATTTGGTTTGACTAGGGAGCAGTGTTATGGCACTGACAGACAAAAAAACACTGTAACACCTATGAGGTGGGAAAATATGCCCGGACGCAAAAAGTCTTCCTCAGGACAAATGAGAGCTAGGGAATTTCTACAATATTTTGGTAGTGATATTTGTAGAACTATTAAGGAAAATATTTGGACAGACACCATAATAGACCAAATAGAAAGAGAAAACCCCTTAATAGCGATCATCAGCGATTGTAGATTTCCAAACGAAGTAGAAGCTATTCAACATGCTGGTGGTAAGGTGATTAAACTAACTAGACATATAGATACAAAAGATAGGCATGCGAGCGAAACGGCCTTGGAAGACTGGGAAGACTGGGATGCTATCATAGATAACCATAACCTAAGTATTCACGAAACAAATGTAGAACTTGTAAAAACTTTAGATAGCTGGGGATGGTTGGGGAATGAAATTAAAAAACCAGAGCCAGAACCCAAAGCTAATAAACAACTTGTAGGTGGAATCCATAAATTTAAAGAGAGCCCATGATAGTAACATATATTCGTAGCTCGTCCTACAACAATTATGATTATTGCCAAATGCAATATTTCATTACATATGTATTAGGTCATCAATCTATTTCTGGAAAAAAGGCACAGCTAGGCACTATTGTTCATAAGGTTATGGAATGCCTAGCCTCCTGTAAAGAAAGGATGCAGCGTAAAGAAAATAAACAGATGTCTATTACTGATGACGCCCTTGGAAAAATCCAGTTCTCTAAGAGGCAACTTAGTACTAAAAAATTTGTTAATAATTTGTTAGATTTAAGTTATGACTACTACACTAGTACGTGTGTTCATAACTATACCAATGCAGATTTTAACTTTTGCAAGAAATCAACTTGGGATGCCCTAGAATATAATGATGGACAGTTTGATCCACGTAATAGAAATGTCATTGCTAGTGAGCCTCAATTTGATATTCCCATAGAAGAAGATTGGGCTAAGTATTCCTATAAAATGCCAGACGGAAAAACAATAGAAGGCAGACTAGCCATTAAGGGAACTATTGACTTGGTTACAGAGGTAGATGATAACACTATAGAAGTTGTTGATTGGAAAACAGGACGCAGATTAAACTGGGCGACCGGTGAGGAGAAGACTTATGAAAAATTGATTGAAGACCCACAACTGTTGTTGTATAATTATGCTATATCGAAGATGTTTCCACAGTATGATCAAGCCATCATGTCTATATTTTACATTAGGGATGGTGGTCCGTTTAGTATGTGTTTTGATAGAAATGATCAAAATAAATTTTTATCTATGCTGGGAAAAAGATTTCAACAAATACAAAATAACCAGAAGCCTGTACTCATCTCAAAGAATAGAAGTAACTGGAAGTGTACAAAACTATGTCATTTTTATAAAAACCAATGGCCCGGAACCAATAAATCAATGTGCCAACATGTAGAGGAAGAACTTAGGGGAAGCGGCATGAAGGATACAATTCAAAATTGTACCAAAAAAGGTTTTAGTATTGGACATTATGAGGCTCCGGGATAGCCCCACGAAAGGAATGCAATATGAGCCTTTTAAGATTAGACCTATTAAGTAATGAGGCAATTCAAGATTTATCTCCCTCTTTCGATCTTCTTACTGCCACGGAACATAAAGATGGTAAGTATAGGCTGCGTCGTTATTCTATGGTAGAACTACTAACAGAACCCCATATGTTTAAACAGCTTCCCACTAATACATTTATGCAAACAGATGAGTATAATGATTTTCAAGGAAATGTTGAAAGAAAATTTGAAAATGTAGATGAGACTGTGTTGGATGGACAAGGAATGCGAGAGTTGATATATAAATTTAGAATGATTAATAAACTACCCGTAGGAACCCCAATAGATATACATCAAATGAGAATCATAACTTTGTATAATGAGACTCCAGTTTCTCCCGAAGGAGTTCATCGAGATGGTTATGATTTTATTGCTATGATTGGAATAGCAAGAGACAATATAAAGGGAGGGCATCTTCTAGTTTACACTGAGCAAGATGGCGATCATTTTATGTCAATACCTTTAAATGCGGGTCAAATGGTCACTCTTGATGATACTAAGTTGTGGCACAACGCTAGTGATATTCAAACCGTAGACAAAACTAAAAATGGATATATGGATGCGTTTATTGTAACAGCTAAAATTAATAAAAAGGACTCTGTGTGGTAATTTTTCATTCTCAAATAGGACAGGATGAGTGGGTGCTAGAGAGGCACAGTAAGAA